GTTAACAGGACATGACAATTATGCAAACTTTGATAAAACTGTTATTGAAGATGTGTTAGCTAGTCCTGAACTAGTAGCAACTAAATATCCTTTACTATCTGCTGCTTGGTTCTGGAATAAAGCTAAAATCAATACAACAGCTGATGGAGGACCCACTAGTGAAGCAGTGGCTAAGGTGACTAGAAAGGTGAATGGAGGGGTGATAGGGCTAGATGATAGGATTAAACATTTTTATCAATTTCATAACTTATTAATAGGAAGTATATAATGGCAAAATCAGTAGGTAATTCAATAAAAATTTCTTTTGGTAAGCGTAAAAGGGGCAAAGCACAAAAATTCAAAGGTCCTAAAGATGCACCAACAAAACCTTACAACAGACAAGGAAAATAATCAACTTGATTAGAATGATTTTAATCAGTTTCGTTATACCAATTTTTATAAGCTCATTGTATATGTTAATAAAACACATATCTTTGGGCATTAATTTTTTTTATCATGGCAATACCAAGCAGACAGATAGGGTGGGGCACAGAAGAAAACCTCTTGTGGCAGATTTCTAAGCAATTAGAATACCTTACAGGGGTGACTTACAATGCATTAAATACACCACATTTATCAAATGTTCTTGAATACACTGATAATGCAAATGCTATTGCAAATGGATTAATAAATGGAGATGTATATAGAACTGGAGATGTTTTAAAAATAGTACACTAATGGCAATACCTTCAAGACAAATAGGCTGGAGTACAAAGTCAAACTTGCTATGGCAGATTTCTAAGCAATTGGAATATTTAACAAAAGTAACAGCTAATTGTTGTTCTACAACAACAACAACTTCTACTTCTTCTACAACAACAACTTCTTCTACAAGTAGTACAACTACTACTACTACCACTACAGCAATTCCTGAATGTGTGGGTGATTATGATATTGGTCAACGAAGAGATGGTGGCACTGTAGCATACATTTTACAGCCTGGGGACCCTGGATATAATGTTAGTCTTACACAAGGGTATATAGCTACATTTGCAGACCTTGCAGATGCAGAGTGGGGATGTATTAATGTATTAATATCAGGAGCAGATGGAATAGCATTAGGCACTGGTAATCAAAATACTATTGATATAATGGCAGGTTGTGCTACAGCAGGTATTGCAGCAAGACTTTGTGGTGATTTAGTACAAGGTGGTTATTCTGATTGGTATCTTCCAAGTCAAGATGAGCTGAATAAATTATACTTAAATCAAATTGCTATTGGCGGATTTGTAGGTACCAACTATTGGAGTTCTACAGAGGATGATGCAGGCAGTGCATTCAACCAGGATTTCACCAGTGGTGTTTTGGGTGACGGTGATAAAATTGCAGTACTCTCTGTTCGTCCAATTAGATCATTTGTTTGTTCGATTGTTCCATAATAAAAAATAAAACAATATGTCAACTAATAATAAATTAAAAGCATATGTACGCTATGATGGACAAAAGAAAATTGTTCCAGGAAGTCTTATATTAAGAGAGGACAAACCTACCACTGGTAAGTTTGTAGAGATTATACCTGTTGATTTATGTTGTGGCTATAATCCAGTTACAACAACAACCACCACCACTGCTGCTTGTATCTCCACTGAATGGGAATACACTGTAACAGCAGAAGATGTGGAAAATGCTACAGGAAATACAGGAGCTGTAATCATTATAAATGTTCCTAACCCACTTGAGGTTACAGCATATGATGAGTATGGTGGATTCTATGTAAGTGATTGTCCTAGTGGTTATAGTGGTGGAGGAATTGCTTTTAATGAAGGACAGATAGGAACTTATACTTTTTGTTCAGTTAATGAACCATATATCTGGTATTTCCATAATAATGAAGCTGTTTTTATAACTGTAACTGATACATTAGTTTCTTGTTAAACTAAAATAAACCAACAAACTACATATGAAGGATTTGAAATTTATCTGTGCTCAGCCAGATGATGTTTATTACACATGGCAGGTTCATGCCTGGTTAGAAAGTTTAAAATCAATTGGTCATTCAGATAAAGCTATTGTACTTGTGTACACTCCTAGCTTTAGAGAATACAATGGTAAATGGGAGAAGATTATGGAGCTATATCCAGAAGCACAATTTGCTTTCTACAAGGATGAAGGAGATGTTAGTTCACAATTAGGAACTTATATTCCTGTTCTGCGTCCTTTTAGCTTAATGAAATACTTTCAGGAACACCCTGAAATGATGACAAAAGCTGTCTTTTATTGTGATTGTGATATATTATTTACAGACAAGTTTAATATAGATGATTACATAAATGATGAAATCTGTTATCTATCTGATACAAACAGTTACATAAACGCTTCATATTTTGATAGTAAAATTAAAGATGTGCTTCCTGAGAAGCTTGAAGAATACAAAACTAGAGATGTTCTAGCTGAAATTACAAGCTTAATTGGTATTAACAGAGAAATAGCTGAGGCTAATAATCTAAACTCTGGAGGAGCTCAATACTTTTTAAAGAATGTAGATTCTGCATTCTGGTATAAAGTGATGAATGATTGTATAATCATTCGTAAATATCTTCAACATATAAACAAACAATTCTTTGTTAGTGAAGATAAAGGATTTCAAAGCTGGTGTGCAGATATGTGGGCTGTGTTATGGAACCTTTGGTTGAGAGATATTGAAACTAAAAACATTTCTGAGATGGACTTCTCTTGGGCATCTGACTCAATTGAGAAGGTTGAGAAGCTTGGAATGTTTCACAATGCTGGTATAACTAGTAGAGATATGAAAACCTACCCAGCATTTTATAAAGGACTCTATCATACAGGTAAGGATCCTTTTAGAGATACGCATTTAGAAACGCTCTTAACAGATGAGAGAGCTATGAAACATGGTACACACTATTATGTTACAAAATTATTCGAACTAAAAAATAAGTATAACTTATCATATTAAAAAACAAACTATTAACCTAATTAAATAAAAAATTATGGGAAGCATTAATCGCAGAGATTTAAAAGCCTACGTACGCTATGATGGTAGTGGACGTGTAGTTCCTGGTAGTCTTATTCTACGTAGAAACAAACCAAAGGTGGGTACTTGGCAGCAAGTACAAGGATATGAGTGTAACAGCGGTGGAACACAATATCAACTATCACTTCTTACAGAAGATACATGTTCAGCCACTGTCACATATCGTTCTGGTGTAGATAACAGTAATCAAACTATTGAATTAGTAGATTTAAATGCAGAGGATTATGTAATATTTTGTGCTGTGTCAGGATCAGTTAATGTAACTGATTTGTTTTGTGATTATGACTTAGCAGAAATTGGGCAATGTGGTTGTTCAGGAGAAGCTTCTCCTATAACATTTAGTGGAAATACAACTACTACTACTACTTCTACTAGTACTTCAACTACTACTAGCACTAGCACTAGTACTAGCACTACAACAACTACCACAACAGCACCTGTATAAAACTAAAACAGCATGGCAAAATCATTATTTCCAAGTGAGATGATGGAAAATGCAATGGGAAATGCTCTTACACCAGAAATAATTGCTGGTAAATTGTCATTTTTCTATGAGCAATTACATCTATTGCATTGGCAAACAACATCATTTGCTGAGCATGATGCTTTAGGTAAAATATATGACAGGGTGGGGGATCTTCAAGATGAGATTGTAGAGAAAATAATGGGATATAAAGGAACAAGAGTGAAAGCATACAAAATTGATGTTCTTAAAGACTATTCTACAGGAGCTTCTATGCAAGTGGTGAACGATCTTATAACATTTGCTAAGCAACTAGAAGAATATGGAGAAGCTAATAACATGCCTGATATTGAAAATGTGGCACAATCTCTATCTGGAGAAGCTGCTCAAACTAAATACAGATTAACCTTGTCTTAATGCCTGTTATTTATAAAATAACGTCTCCTACAAATAAGATTTATATTGGTCAATCCTGGAATTTTGGTTCTAGGATTGGCTTTTATAAAACTTACAAATGTAAAAAACAAGTTAAGTTATATAACTCTTTATTAAAACATAGCTACGAGTCTCACAAAGTAGAAATTATTTGTTCATTGCCAAAAGACATTACACAAGATTACTTAGATCTTTATGAGTTAACATATTGGCAATTTTATAAAGACTGTAATTTTGATATGTTAAATATTAGAGAACCTGGTAGAGCTGGTAGACTTTCAGAAGAAACTAAAGTTAAAATTAGAAACAAATTAAAAGGAAGACCTTTAGATATAAAACACAAAGAAAATGTAATTAACGCTTTATATGGTAGAAGGTTTTCTGAAGAATCCAAGAAGAAAATTGGAGATTCTAATAGAGGAGTAAACAATGGTATGTTTGGCAGATCTGGTAACTTAAATCCTATGTCAAAACAAGTGTTAGATTTATCAAATAATAATATTTTTACATGTGTTAGAGAAGCTGCAGAAAGTTGTGGTATAAGTAAACAGATATTAATAAATAAACTAAATGGACGTACTAAAAATAATACCACTTTAATATATGTGTCAAACAGTTAGAAAAGGATTTTTAAGTATATTGACAGATAATGAAGATGCTTATTTTAGGCATTTAAATGGTATAATAGATTCTGTAGATGAGCTTTCTATTTTAGAGGTGACAAAAAACCCCACCTCTTATCATTTCAGGCTAGCAGCATCTCTTCCTAAATATAACAATATGTTATTAGAGGAAATATTAAAATTACATAATCTATTTAAAATAAGACTTGATTTAAGCAAAAGTATTAAAAGCTCTGCTACAATAGTGTTTGAAATAAATTTGGATAGTTAGAATAATTATTCCTATCTTTGTAGTTAAAATAAAATATATGTCAGAAACTATTGATTTTCAAGAAATGCCAAGATTTGATCCTACTAAAAAGTACACATGGTCTCAAGATGAATCATTTGCACTTACAGGAGGAGAATTTGGATTGTTATTAAATGCTTTACGTGCTATAATTAGCACAAAAGAAGCACAAACTATATTATTAGCATCAAAAGCTGCTGATGTAATAGAGGGAGTGTTATCACAAGGTGTTGAAAAAGGATTTGTTAAAGAAATCACAGAATAAAAAAGAAATAAAATGGGAACAATGAAAAAAGCTGGTGGTGGTGGTAGTCTTTCAGGATTGAAAGCTTCTAACAAGCGTGTAGGTCCTATAGATCCTAAAGGTGCTTGGACTAAGGTGCAAGAGAAAACATTAGCAGGAGCTAAGGGTAAAGCTAAGCTTACACCAGATAAGCAATTGGGTGCTACAAAAATGAAGAAAAAGAAATAATGGCAACTGCTAAGAAAAATTGGATACAAGATGCTGTTAACCCAGCTCATAAAGGCTATTGCACACCAATGACCAAAGCTACTTGCACTCCTAAAAGAAAAGCATTAGCTAAGACATTCAAAGCAATGGGTAGAGCTAGAAAAGGTAAATAATATGGCTAGAATTCCTAAAACAAAAGTTTATAACCCACAGAAAGCTGAAGCTTATGTGGGTAAGGGTGTCCTTAGGAATGGTGGTGGTATCACTCCTGTTCCTAATGGTCCCTTGATTAAAAAGAAAGGGGAATTCAAAGGAAGCACATTAAAAGATGGTGGTATGCTAAAACGTGCTGACGGTTCATATTCTAAAAGAGGATTATGGGACAACATCAGAGCTAACAAAGGATCTGGAAAGAAACCTACAGCTCAGATGCTTAAACAAGAAAAGAAAATTAAAGCTAAAACTAAATAAAATGGCAAAAATTAAAATGAGTAAAGTTCAAAGTAGTAGAACTTTTTCGAAAGATTCAACAGCTCTTGCACGTGGAGGAGAAAATACAGTAAATAGAATAAACGAAAAATATAGCAAATCTCGAATAGGAGATATGGGACCAGCTGGTAGAAAAGAAGCAATGTCTAAGGTTAAAGACTATGTAGATACTAAACGTCCAAAGCTTGTTGGTTATAAAGATGACAATAAAGATTATGGTCCTAAAGATAAAAAAGGTAATTATAGATTTGCTCCTATGGAAGATTATAAAAGAGGTGGTAAAGTAAAAAAAGCTGGGTTAGGAATTAAAGTAAAACCAAAAAATCTTAACGAACGTCAAATAGGTAGAGTTGACAGAATTGAAAGTAGTGATCCTTTAAGAGCTAGAACAGTAGCTAATAGAATCAGTGCTAGAAGAGATGCAAGAGGTGCTGAAACATCTGTAAAACCTATGGCAAAATCTATAATGAAAAGTGGTGGTAAAGCAGCTAAAAAGAAATAATAATGGCACAGATTAAAAAAACACAAACTGATAAAAGTGTTCCTAAAGGGATGGTTCGTGGAGAACGTTCTGAAGGCATTCTCTATAAAAAAGCTGATGCTGACAAATGGGGTAGGGGTATGTCTGATGCTATGGATAGACAAGCTGGTCTTGGTAAGTATGCTCCTAAGAAAGCTCCTGTAAAGAAAGCTAATTCTGGTGTTAAAATGAAAAAATGTAAATATGGCTGCAAGTAAATCAATGACATCTGGTAAAGCTAAAGGATCTGGTAAACCAAGACCTGCACCTAAGGTGGCTCCTCCTAATCCAATTAATGGTAATTATATGAAGGAAGCTGGCCAAGCTGGAACAAAAGGAAGATTAATGACAAAGAAAAGATTATCAAAATAATTCTACCCTATAGTCTCAGTATTATAGGTCTGCTCCTTCTGGGAGTAAAAGAAAAGCTTCCAGAAATGGAGGCTTTTTTATTTAAACCAATATTATGAAACTTACATTAATATGTCCTTGTTGGGGAAGACCAGAAAGAACACTTCGTGCTATTGATTCTGTTATAGCTCAAGACTTTGATGGTTATGAAGCTATATTTATAGGAGATTGTTGTCCTTTCTTTCAAAAAAGGATTAATGATGGTACATTTCAGAAATATACAGAAATAGCAGCATCTAAAGGAAATACATTCATATTTAAAAATCTTACAATAAAAGGAGGTGGTTGGGGCCATTTAGCTAGAAAAGAAGGAATAGATATAGCTACAGGAGAATACATTTGTTTTTTAGATAATGATGATGTGTTAAAACCAAATCATTTAACAAGTTATTATTCTTTTATGAAGGATGATTTTAATACAGATGTAGGATATTTAAATGCATACACTGTTCCTTGGAAAAAAGAAAGAAATGCTTGTTTAAGTAGAGGAGGAATTGGTAATGCTGAGCTTATATTTAAAGCTCAAGCTCTTAAAAATGAATATCAACTAGATAATCAATATGAACATGATTGGAGACTAGTAGAAAGAATGCTTAAAAAGAAATATGTATTTAAAAAATCTAAAGCAAAAGCCACTTATATGATTATGAGTATACCTAATGCTAGAGAGAAAAACATTGACTAATGCTATCTGTTATAATACCTGCATATAAAGCAACTAAATATATAGATGAGTGTATAGCTTCTATTAAGGGAGATTGTGAAATTCTTATAGGGGTGGACGCATGTAAAGAAACATATTCTCACATTAAACATTTAAAGAATGTATATTATTTTAAAGAGAATGTAGGTCCTTATGTTATTAAGAATACATTAGTAGATGAGGCCAAATATGATAATATATTGTTCTTTGATAGTGATGATGTTATGGCTCCAGGGACAATAGAAAGGATTATAGAAGCTCTTAAATCAAAGGATTATGTAAAGTTAAGTTATATAGACTTTATTAATAAACCCCTTTTAAGTGGAATTGTATATAGTAATGCTGTTATAGGAATTAAAAAGGATGTATTTAACAGTATTAATGGATTTTATCCATGGAGATGTTCTGCTGATACAGAACTAACTTATAGACTAGAACATAACAAGTTCTCTTGTAAAACTATACCTGATGTGTGTTATTACAGAAGACTGCATAAAGACAATCTCACTGTTAAAAAAGAAACAGGACATGGATCACCTATAAGAAAAGTGTATGTAGAATATATAAACTTACACCTATCCAAGAAAACTTGGCCTAATCCTTCTATTAAAACCACACAAGACTATGTTAAGGATTGAAATGCCTAGAAAGGAGCTAACAATTGCTCCAGAGGTGACAATAGGGAATAGAAAAAGATTCTCAACAGCTACAGCTGTGGCCTTCATCACTGATACATTGTTTGTCTCAGCTGCATTTAACAGTAGAAAGCTTTATTTAGTGGAAATAACTGCAGAAGGACATAATATCCTTCAGGAGGTAAAAACTAAACATTCTCCAGATCTTATGAAATACAAAGATGGTGTCATTTTAACATCAGACTATCCTCATGGAGAACCTAATGGACATGCTTCTATATATGATTTTATAGAGGGAAGAATTGTATTTAGGAAAGAGATTGCTCTTATAAATACAAAATCCCATGGATGCTGTATAATAGATGATAAAACCATCATCATAACATCTAATAGTGATGACAACAGAGGATTATTATTTATAGATGTAAATAGTAATAAAATCATTAAACATTTCAATAATTTCCAACACTATCCCAAGGATGTATGTATTGTAGAAGATGTGTTATTTATTGTCTGTGCAGCCAGTCTTCCTCAAATAGGACAGACAACAGTTATAAAAGAATCAATTGTATATGCTTTTGATAAGAACACACTTGAGAAAATAGATGAAGCTACCTTCCATGGACAAACAGACTCTATTGTAGTGAATGGAGAAGATGGATTCATTACTGTTCAAGGAGATGATACAGTGGTGCATTTTAAATTTATAGACAATAAACTACACATTGAGAAACGCATAAGTGGTTTTAACTTTCCACATGGTGTTGATTATAAGAACAATAGGATAGCTATAACAAACTATGGAGATAATACAATTAGAATCTTTGATGTTAACGAGCTAATCCCCAAAAATACAAATCCTGAGGCCATATTTCTCTAGCAATAAACTCGTGCTCAGAGAAATGATTTTCCATGTCTATCTCTTTACGAACATCCTGTTCTGTAAGATTCATGTAATAGTCACCCACTAACTTTGATGTGAATGGAGAGTCTTGAGGACTTGTTCTACGTGTACCATGTTCAGGTCTTTCTGTTGTAGCACAACTAAATAAGAACACTCCTCCTGGTTTAGTTAAAGCAATACAGTTTTTAATTGTATCTTTCCAGAATTCATCATGTTCAAAACATTCTGATGATATAACAACATCAAATCCCTCAGAGTCTTTAAATTCATGTCCTCTACATACAACATCTACATTTTCTCCTTCACCAATATCTACACCAACATATGTATAATCTGTAAATAGATATCTATTGTTTCCATTAATATCTAGTGAACCAATATCTAATACTCTGCAATTGACAAACTTCTCAGGAAACCTTTCCTTTACGCTTGTCATGAATTCTTTTTGTTCTGCATGTGCCATTTTAAATAGTCTTTTAATAATTCTGAATAATCTTTATCCCAATGAGGATTTAATTGAACTTCTCCTTCAGGAATCTTTCCCTTACGTCTTTCTGATTCAATATGATTGCTATGTCTTTGTATAGCGTTAAGTTTTTTAGGATGGTCTGTACCTTCTCCACTCATATGATATCCTCTTCCTCCCCACATATAAAACCAACTAGCTTCTTCTTTAGGTGGAGTAGCAAACAGTCTACCTCCATGCTTATGTAGTCTTTCAATAAAAGTCATATCATATCCAGCATTTTCAAGAGGATGCCCTCCTATTGCTTTCCAAGCTGCTTTTCTAAACACAAGACCAGAATTACCTATCCAACCAACTTGCTCAATACCTGTAATATGACACAATACACCTGTCTGCCAATGAAGTATATTAACTTCTTCTGTCATATACTTAGCTACGTTCTGTAAGTGATTTGGTAGGGCTACATCATCATCATCCCATTGACATATGATATCTCCTTGACATAATTCTGTAGCATAGTTTTCCTTCTCACCTATGGTGTCAAAGGTCTTAACTAAGTTAACTATCTTAACTTGAGGGTGATTATAAACAAGAGTCTGTAAAGGATAGTCATTAACTATAATGAGTTCACACTTATCTGCAGGGTAGTCCTGCTTGAGGAAAGATTCAACACTCTCCTCAAGCGTAACCACTCTACCATAAGTTATACATTTACATGATATAAATGGAAGTGAGTTCATATTACCAAACCATTATAACGTCAAATGGAGATACTAATATTGCACGGTCATCATTGTCATTGATTGGAACTAATGTAGCTTTGTTTAAAGCTGCTGGATCTACCAACACCCAATCTCCTATCTTGATTTCTGTAACAATGGTCCCTACTTGTACCACCTTTAACTTAGACATCTTGTTAAGCAATTCTCTTTGTACTGCTTCTTTTGTGTTATCATCCACAATAAGTTTACTGTTATCATCTTGTGGTGGCATCTCTAAATAGATGCGATTTCCTAATAGTTTCATATTATTTATAAGTATTTTGATAGGTTATTAAATCTTGTCATGTCTTCACCAGTTAATCTAATTTCTGTTTGGTAAGTGTGACGTTCTCTTTTGGAACCCACCACTTTACCATTTTTAACATCAGGTACTTCTTCTGAACGCTCATAATAATCATCGAATAAGATTAATAACTCCTCTTCAGAAATTTGTACAGATCTGATTAGTTTGTCAATGTTAAAGCACTCTTTGTAGTCTTTACCATTTTCTGCTTTTCTTGTAAAAAAGAATAAACTCATTTTTTTATATTTATTTGGTTATCTAATTGTTGTGATAGATGCTGTAATTCATATGCATACACCTCTTCTGTAGCCACATTTAAGGGGATGGATGCCCAGTTCATCACTTCCACTGTAGCATGGAATAACTCATGGTTAATGATAGCTATAGGACTTTTGTAAGGTAGCCATACAATAGGAGGCTTACCATCTCTGATAGGAAATGTAACTCCTCTACAATCAAAGTCTTCAGCTGTCACTGTGCTATCTAAATTATCTCTTACATATTTAGCAGCAAATGCTGTATCATCTGTAATTAAGACATTTACATCCATATCAAATGTATCTCCACTAAGTGTAACTAATTCATATTTAGTAGTTAATTCACTTGGCATAATTTCTGCAAGTGTAATTATAATAAATATTACCACTCCTGTTAGTGTTAGACCAATTGCCCAATTAATTAATTTCATACTTTTTCTTTAATTTTTCACGTCTATTGTTAATTTCTTCATATTTATATACATCAGCTTCTACATCAGCATGTTCCCACATAGTCAAAAGTATGATATTTTCTTCATCTAACATAGCCTGAGGATATTTTTCTTTGGGTAAAATGTGATGAAAGAACACATGTAAAGGTTCAGATGCTAAATATTCTCCACTAACCTCTGATTTATGTACTCTTTTTTTCCATAATTGTAAGAAAAAGTCTCTCATTTCGAATATATTCCGAAGTGATTCCTCTTTTTTAACATTTTTTGTAAAATTTTGTACACTAACTCGTTTTCTTAGTTTGTGCCTAAAACAATATTCTCCCTCACAATTCTTACCACAGGTTTTACATTGTGATTTCATTTAAGACCAGTTGAACCAAATCCTCCTTCACCTCTATCAGACTGATCTAGTTCAGGCACCACTTCAAAAGATATAGGTATTACAGGTTCAAAGAATATTTGACCCACTCTATCACCTACATTATAAGGAAATGATGTAAAACCATTATGAGATCCTAAAGGAACAGGAATTTGTGTAAATATAGCCATCCATTCTCCTCTATAATCAGAATCAATTACACCAAAGGAGTTGTTCATCATCCAGAAATGTTTAGTTAAGTTACTGCGTGGAACTAGGATGCCTTTATATCCCTTAGGAATCTCTGTCTTAAATCCAAGTCCTACAGCCACCTTTCCTTCTTCTTTACTTGTGATGCTATGTGCGTACACATCATAACAAGCAGCATCAGAGGATGCTTTAAATGGCATGTTTGCATCTTCTGTTGTCTTTTGTAGTTTAATCTTCAACATTTTGTTCAATTTTAATTTCAGTGTTATTAATTTTGTTTAAAATACTAGCTCTAATTTCATTGTAAAATTCTTGATTGTCTATAATCATTTTCTTAAAGTCTTCAAGATTGTGCTTAACATCATTAAATGTCATAGTTTGGCCATATTTTCTTCCTAATGCAAATTCATTAATAAGTTCCATAATCTCTCCCACCTTATCAATACCAAGTCCATAAACAATATCAAATGAATGTGATTTATAAGGAGAAGACATTTTGTTTTTGGTACATCTCACCTTGGTGATATTACCATAGTTTACATCACCATTCTTAGCCAAAGATTTACTCACCTCAATTCTTACATCACTGTAGAATTTCAATGCATGTCCTCCCTGTGTAGTGGTAGGGTTACCAAACATCATGCCAATCTTCTCTCTATATTGAGAAACAACAATAACACAAACATTATGTTCTGCTAGAGCTGATTTCAATTTTGGATAGGCATTGCTATTTAATAATGCTTTTCTACCAATGGATGAATCACCCACATCACCATCTAACACCTTTTTAGGGATTAAACTTGAGTCTGAATCAATGATGACAAGAGACACATCACCAGTGTTAATCATATCCATAGCAATTTGAAAACCTTCTTCACCACAACTTGGTTGTGCAATCAGCATCTTAGTTGTATCTACACCAATTGCTTCAAAGTATTTCTTATCAACAGCATGCTCACCATCTATATATAACACTGTGCCTCCTTTCTTTTGACATTCAGCAACAGCATGTCCACATATGGTTGATTTACCTGAACCTTCCCATCCCATTAATTCATAAAGTTTTCCTTTTACAAAACCTCCAACACCAAGAGTGATGTTATCAAAACCAATACTTCCTGTACTGATTACATCATATTCACCACTTGATTTACTATCTAGTGTAAGAACTGTTCCTACACCATAAGCTTTGTTTAGCTTATCTAATGCTTCTTGAAATTTAGAGGATGTTGCCTCTAAAGCTTTTGCTGCTTTTGCCATATTTAATTGTTTTTTTGTATACAAATTTACTAATTTTCTACCTAATTTCAATGGTTTTTTTCTATTATTTTGTGAAAAAAGCCCCAGAGTAGAAACTCCAGGGCTACACAATTAAAAATAGAAAAGAACACTCACCAAAATTATTTATATATTTATTTCACATCCTCCAGGTCCAGAACAAGCGGCAATAGCACCAAAATCCACACTATCATCCAACTCCATCACCTTTGTAAGGTCTACAGATTGTAAAGATATAATTTTTTCTTCGTATTGCTCTTTTGTAATGTCCTCAAAAGGAGCTTGTTTATATGAACCACCAAAATACGGTAGTACACTTAAGCCATTATACACATTTCTATTGGTCCACATCCATTGTCCTACAACTTCCCACTCATCTGTTATAGATATTGTAGCTGATACATTATGTGTGTTATCACCATTTATGTGCCCAGGCAAAATCCACTCTGTAGCAAACTTCTTAACACGTTCTAATGTATCTAATGGTGATTCTGTACGTAGAATAGATCCTTCTGGAGCTGCAACAGGAATGCGTACACACAATGTATCCTTAGGACGTAACACATCATCTTCACATAGCTCAGGATGATTGATTTCCAAATACATAGCTAAGTCTTCAGACTTATTGAATCTCATCGTTCTAAGGTAGTAAGGAGCATGCCAAGCATGAATACCACTAGCTGTACCTAAAACAAGAGAAGTGGTCCCAGAAGGCTTAATACATGTAATACGAGCTGCTTCGTTGGTTCCTATAATAGCAGATATGTCTTGATTAACTGTTTTAGCTGTATTTGCCACTAGTTCTAGGTTGTATTTCAACACCTCACCTGAACCAATACCAGTCATACCAATTCCTAACAATGCATCTTTAGCTGTTGTCTTCTGCCAAATAGGACGTAAATAATGAAAATCAACAAATCCTGCTTGTAATGTACCAAAGAATGAAGCCACTGCTACACGATTGTTAAGATCTTCTTGATCCTCAACATCTGATACATTCACTTCACATAAGTTACAGAATTGGAATGGTCTTAAACCAATTTCACAACATGGATTAGTTCCCCAATCTTTGTTGTTCGTCCAATAGATTCCTGGTTCACCAGATCCACTAGCCTCAATTCTATTCCATAGAGATTTGAATTCCTCTTCACCTATTTGTCCTCTTTCAAGAACAGCTGAATTATTACTTCTGCCACGTTGTTCATTAGTCTCCCACCAATCACCATATTTACATGTAATCATTTCTTCATCATCATGACTAAATAAGCTGATCATGGCTGACCTACGAATACCACCTGCAAGAACAGAATTGGCAATATGGCACATAATGTCATGAGCTTCTAAAGGAGATAGCTTTTGACCATTCTCTTTACGCTCCATAATAGCATCAATGTGTGATATGCAAATCTTAAGTGGTTCAGGACCAGGAGCTTTACCTCCAGCTGTTACCAATCGAGCACCCTTATGTCTAATAGCTCTAAAATCAAATTTAGGCTTTGGACCACCTTCATAATAGAATTTCATTAGCATTTTTATAGAATCAGCCCATCCCATAATAGAATCTTCAATGAGATAGTTTCTCATCTTGTAAGTTTCTTGCTTTATGATGATAGGTAGTTGTTCTACATGATGTTTTTGTACTGAAAATCCTACACCACTTCCTCCTAATAATAGAAACATTGTCTCAGAGAAGCTATACAAGCTATCTACAGGTAAATATGCACAGTTATAACCTCTTGCGTTATTCACTTCTAAAGCTAGCCCTGCAAATTGCATAGCTCTCATAGATGGTAAAATCTTCTTATCTCTGATAAACTTAGCACTTTCTACTATTGCTTCCTCTAGTTTAGGATATTTGTTAATCATCATCTCTTGATATCTATCTACTATTTCATCCCAAGTTTCTCTACGTTTAAGTTTTGGGAGGTATTTAGCGTATTTGCTAAACACTGTAATGGAACTTAACGCTTCTAATCCTAAATCCATGTTAATTTGTGTTTTAATTGTTAAAAAATGAAGGGTCGCAAATATAGTGCAACCCTTCATATAAACCAAGAGATTTTAAAAATTCTAACTAACCAAATTAGTTATAATCGTTCATCTAACAATTTAAATGCTTCTTCAATAGCTACTCTTTCAGCTTCTATTCTAGAATTATATTTAGTATGCTGTGTATGTATGAGATTTCCTTCTACCACAGTGTATGTAAATATTGAAGGTTTGTCTGAATACATTACTAATATTTCAATATGTAACTCGTAAGAATCAAATACATCAAATAATGCTCTAGGCATTGATTCTACCATTTTAGCTATTGTGCTATTATCAATACCTTCGGATCTAGCAAATTCTTTATAGTTCTCTGGAACATTTTCTGTCACCATTGACTCTATAAATTTTTCTACATAATAGGATTTAACAACACCTGCTGCTTTACCATAAGTTTCTAATAGTTCTTGTGCATTCATTTTGTATTAAGTTTAATTTGTTTACTAAATCTAGTATTTTCTAATTTTTGAGCATTTTCAGCCCACCAATCTCTTTCAAATTCCCATTCATTAGGTTCAGGAAGATGTTTTTGTTCTGCTCCATCATAAAGCATGCCATTTTTAACAGCTTCCATTTTACAGAATATAATTGTCTTTTCTACACCAAACTGTTTTACTAGTTCATCTAGTATGTCTTTGTTATACATGTTCTTTAATTTTATCTAAGTTAAGAGTTTCATCATTTTCTATAAATCCTCCCCACACTTCCATTTCTTCATCAAATTCAACACCAAATTTATCCTCCCAAAATTGTCTCAGGTCTTCTGTTTTGTTAAACACTCTAAATTGAAGACTCACCTCATCTTTAGAATAACCATTTCTCTTTATTTTGACAACTTTAGGGAATATCTCTTGGAATTTCTTAGAAGTTTGGGAATATTTACCCTGTTTTATAAGAGAGATATCATCAGTGAGTCTTACATTAAGAACATAAACTACCACCACAAACCCATCTTCATAATCATAATCATCTATGATAGATTTCGTACGTTCATATTCCTCATCTAAGAAATCTTTGAATTTATCTAGGTTTTCAGGTCTGAAAAGAATATAAACACAATTCTCATATTGTACTTCTTTTCTGTTATCTTTTATATATCCATTAATATATCCATTGTCCAACAGCCTTTCTTTTCCAATACTCAGCGTTGGTACAATAAATATACTAGTGATGGTCTTTTTTATATCCATTCTATGCTAATTTTACAACCCCATTATTAATATAGTTTTCTTTAGAAATGTTCCATTTGTCATTCTCAATAGCCCAATCAAGGTCTTCTATTAAAGATGCAACACCTGGATAGTTTCTTCCCTTGTGCTCAAATCCATTAAGAGCATCTTGCATATTAATATCAGACATTGCATAAACTAATGGAGAACTATAGTTTGTGCTGTCACATACAATAAACTTAGGATAGAGTATTTTGTAATCTCCATAACCCATTTCACTAGCCCAAGACTCTGCAGCTTTGTGATAAAGAAATCCTTGGATGTAAGCTCTTCTGTAAAGATAGTATTCATCATAGAAGTTTTCTACAGCCCATGTGCACTTAAGGTCATACACTTGTACAATCTTATTTGCATGATCTACATGTACCATATCCATCATAGACTTAAACATATGACCAAATATATCATAACCTTCCACTTGTAACTGATTATGTACAGAATATTGTGAACTGTTAACCAGGTTTACAATCTCAGAAGTGATGTTATTAGTCTTCAATTCTGTCACAATTTTTTCAGCATTTGTGACATCTTGTGTGGTAACAACAGTGAGTCCTTTGCTTCTCACCTCTCTGATTTCTTTGTAATAAACCTCAGCATCAGATCCTATAAACTTACCTAATACAGCATCAAGTTTAATCTTGAATCCTGAATCTACATAAGCGTCTTTACATAAATCTTCAAAGCTTCTAGTTAATATACCATCTTCATTTGTAGCTCCTGCAGAGTGCTTATATAATGCTTCTACAAATTCTAACATAAGTCCTGTTGGTGTACTAGTGATAACAGACATGTGAAACTTTGAATCAAATAAATGATCTTCTAGTAATAATGTTTCTACTAGTCTTCCAATTACAGAAGCTTTGCTATCTTCTTCTTCTACAGCCTCATTTAGGATGTATTTCTTGTGATATTTCTTTCTATTCTGAGAGAATTCCTTCAAACTTGAGGAACTATCCATTGTAACTGCTCTATATTGAGCTTCTGTC